GTTTTCACCCTCCATTTTGGAGGGTTTTTTCTGTTATAACAGACATTTCAAAGATTGTCTGTTATAACCTCAAACAACTATCAAAAAAATCTTTTCCTATTAAATGACTTCCTTTTATGTCTAAGATAAAAAATAAAACTTGAACTTTCTTGGAAGCTATGCTAAACTAACAATGTGAGCAATGAACTTGTGGAGTTTTAGAAGTCAGTACCTAAAACAGACCCTAAAACCTAAAAACAGCTATATAATTGAGTTTTAGAAACTCCCACCGGCTCCATATATACTTTTTGAAACTTATTAAAACTTCTTAAAACGTTGACATTTCAACGTTTTTTATTTTTATACTTTCTATTCTTTCCCATAACTTTTTGAAACTAACAGACCCAAAAACAGACCCTTTTTTCTGAAAAGAGTCTGTCCTGATATCTGATGAGTTAAAAATCTATATAATTAGCAAATTTCTCACCAATGTCATCTTTTGCCTGCTTGGTGATATGTGTGTATACATTCATGGTTGTCTTCAAATCAGAGTGACCAAGACGATGTTGGACCTGCTTCAATGTCATTCCTGCTTCAAAGCACAAGCTGGCATGTGTATGTCTAAAACCGTGGATCTTGATAGGCCTGACCTCAGTCCCTTTGACAATCTGCAAGAGCCATTTGCGTGGCAGTGAACTTGGTATAGGCTTTCCTTCAGGGCTTTCAAAAATAAAAGTGGTAGTAGGATTCATTTTTCTGTATTCTGAGAGCAGATCAATTGTTCTTTGATCAAGGCTAATCAGTCGGACACTACTCTTGTTTTTAGTAGCCCCCACAGATTCGCCCTCAAAACCTCTTGTAATGGCCTTGTTTATGTTTAGGGTATTATCTATCCAGTCAGTCCATTTGAGAGCCAAAACCTCCCCTTTTCTGGCCCCTGTGAACGCTAGGAGACGGAACATGACTTTCTTTCTCAAATCATCTGTGTCATCCACTAATTTCATGAATGATTTTAATTCATCTTTATCATAAAAATCACTAGAAGAATCACTCTCTTTCTTGACAAGTGTGGTCACGCTATCAACAGGATTGGTTGTAACGTAACCATAACGGATAGCATACTTGAAAATGTTATTCATCAGACCTTTCAGCTTGCGCCCATACACTAATTTTTTGGACCATTCATTGATCTGTTCCTGCAATTGAAGAGGAGTGATGGAAGCTATTTTCTGACTACCAAAGACTGGATAGATGTGATTTTTGATATTTCTTTCAGTCTTGATGTAAGTGCTATCCTGAACAGTGTCAGCGTACTCTTTGAGCCATTTCTTTGATACCTCTTCAACTGTGATATCTTTTTTTGTTTGCTCGCCATTTTCCAAATCGTCCTGAAGTTGTAAGAGTGCTGCCCGTGCCTTTGCTTTGCTTGAGAATCCTTGACGCTTGACATACTTGTCTTTGCCATTTTCCTTGCCCACATAGATCCTAAATCCGTAGGCAGTATCACCATTTTTCTTTTTGTAAGATTTAATTTCCATTGCCTTTTCCCTCTTTTATTGGTACAATAGGCATAGTGAAAAGGGCTTTTTCAAGCCTATTTTTACGCCTTAACAGTATCCCTGTACTCTACGCCCCAAATGTTGAGTGCAGGTTTTTTTGTTTGTCTTAATTGTTTATCAGTGCTTCCTCAATAGCGTTTTTGATTTCTAATATTTTAGCTTTATCTTCTTTGTTGAATGTGATTGTATTCTCATCTTTCACAGCATCGAACACTCCACCTTTCGGCTCAATACTGCCAGGGAAAATCAACTGAAGATAGCCTACTGTTTTACCCGGTTCTTTCAATTGGTAAGCAGTAATCTTTGAGAGTAGTATAGATTTTTCTCCATCCAGCCCCTGCAACAAAGCATTGCTGATTGTGTTTTGTCGAGCGATCCGAATGAAATGATCATCAATTCTTACTAGAGTTTTTTGATTCGCAAAGAAAAATGTCTTTTCATTCTCAGTAGATTCAAAGAGTTGAATCTCTTCTGATTCATCGTGTTTCTTTCCAAAAATAGCCATTGTATTTCTCCTTTTTAACTAATTAGTGAATTATATTCGTCTTTGACCATCGTTTCACTTGCAATGGTCTTCAGACTGTATTTCTCCATAAAATGCAGATAGTTGAATTCTCTTACATCATCCATCAACTTCAACTCTTCTTCAAGCAAGTGATGAATCATGCTTCTATCTGCTTGTAATTCGCAAAGTTCCCTGTTCAATTCGTATTGAAAAGGAGTGTGTTCTTTGTGACCAAGTTCATGAAGAGCAACTTGTTTCTGTTCCTCGTTTGACAAATTTATATCTAATGCCAAAATGTTCAAAACAGGATTGAAGAATCCGGGGCTGTGCCACTCACTGCCATCAAAATAGCACAAGTTCACTCCCTCATTAGCACAAAGTTCTTTCACAGTCATAAAATGCACCTCTATTTATTTTTCAAGTGTGCCTCCAGAACCGCTGTGATGAAATCTATATCTTCTTCAGTCAATGGTTTACCATCAAATAGCATTGATTGAGCAGCGATGTCTCTGAGGTCTAATGGTGCAGAAGCATCACCATCTTTTGCAATTCTTGGATTATCTGTGCGTCCCAATAGGTAGTCGGTGGACACGTTGAAGTAATCTGCGATTTCTGAAATTCGTTCAGTAGACGGTTTGGAATTTTTTAGATTATAAATAGTATTCCTACTATAACCCAGTTTTTCTTCCAATAAATTTATTGAAAGTCCTTGCTTTTGGGCAAGTTCTTTAATTCTGTCAAATGTCTGAAACATTGATTTTTCAACCTTTCTGAGAATATGACAAAAAATATTTAATATTTCACATTAAAATGCTTGACAAAGTTAATGCAGTGTATTAAAATAGTTTTTGTAAGTTAATGAGTTAGTAAAAAACAGTGTTAAAACTTACCTAAAAATAAAATAGCTTTGGCGAGCAAGAAAATTGATAGATATAACGTTTTATCAAGGTTTTTAATTATGCTTTCATTTTAATACTATACATTAAAATTGTCAAGCGTTTTTAAAACAATTTACTAACTCTTTAACTCTATTAAAAAATAAAGGAGAAAAAACATGAGCCAACAACACGAAAAATGGAATGAACTTGTAGAAGAAGAACTCCACAAGCGTGGATGGACTCGTTCAGATCTTGCAACTGTGGTCGGGGTTAGCCCAGCGATGATCACACAGATGTTCAAGAACGGGAAAGGCAGTGATGATTTGAAATTGCGCATAAATAAGAAATTGCGAATTTCTGAATCATGGGAAAAATTCGAGGAAAGATAGATGGTATTAGAATTATTTGGTCCAGATTTCAAAGATAAACTATTTGAAGAGCTGGTTCAGTTAAATATCAAAGCATTAGATGAAGCTAAGAAAAGAACATCAAGACAGACAACATGGGTCTCTATCAAAGAACTTCAAGCATCCACTGGCTGGGGAAGAACAAAACTTGAAGAGTGGAGGGACCAAGGGAAATTTCAGTTTCAGCAATCTGGTAAAGGTGGGAAATACCTTTACAATCTGGAAGATGTTCAGCGGTTTTGTCGCTCAATGCAAAAATAAAAAGCACCCGAAAAATCAGGCGCTTAACAAAAATTACTAAAACGATTATAACACAAGGAGGCCGCACATGGCAATATCTAGAGAGATGACAGCCACAGAAGCAAATATCCTTAACTACATCAAAAAATACGCAACAAACGAAATGCCAGTTACAGCAGTTCAGCTCAGACAAAAATTTCACTGTGGCAAGAGAACAATAGAAAATATCATTGAAAGCTTGCGTGTAAATTTTGGACATCCCATAGTTGCAAAGAAGAGAAAGCCCAATGGGTATTACCTTCCTAAAAATGATGAAGAACGGAATGAGGGATTGGCACCCTACAAGCGCCAAATCTTGACAGAACAAAAGAACCTGGCAGCAATCATGGCTGTTAACTTGAATGAATATTGGAGGAATTAGAAATGTTACTAGAAATTATTATCGCTTTATTGATCATGGTGATCTTGCTTCAAATGATTATTATCAGCGCAATCAGCGAACGATGCAAAGAGTCAAAACGAGAACTCAAGAAAATGATTCAAGAACAGCAACGCATCCAAGAAGCACGGGAAGCAATGCGCTTCGGCTATCGTAGATAGGAGCAACTAAATGGCAGAAAATATGAATGTACTGCCTCATGATCTTTTAGCTGAACAAGCAGTGTTAGGTTCTATCTTCCTTGATCCTGATAAGATTCACATTGCTTCCGAATATCTGACAAAAGATAGTTTCTTCAAACTATCTCATGGGATGCTTTTCAACATTATGCAGGATCTATCAGATAAAGGAGATCCAATTGATCCCGTATCTGTCAAATCAGCCCTAGACTCTATTGGGCAGTTCGAGCAGGTCGGAGGAATGGCATTTCTTGCAAGTCTGATCAATGCAGTGCCTACAAGCGCCCACATTGAACATTATTCAAAAGTTGTCGCTGAGAAATCCAGAGCAAGAAAAGTCATCGAAGATCTAAGCCAGAGTATTTCAAATGTTTACGATGGTCAAAAAGATTTGAATGAGATCCTTTCTCAAACTGAGCAGAATTTGTCAACAATTTCAAGCGAGCAGAAAAAAGGATTCAGGCCTATCATTGATGTGATTGATTCAACTCAATCAATTCTAGATGAACGCTCTCAGAAGGTTGGTGATGTGACAGGAACCTCAACAGGATTCACTGATTTTGACCAAATCACAACAGGCCTTCATGAAGATAATTTGATCATTATAGCTGCAAGGCCTGCAATGGGGAAGACAGCATTTGCCCTGAACATTGCTCAGAACGTGGCCAAAAGTTCAGATAAAGCAGTAGCAATCTTCTCGCTTGAGATGGGAGCAGAAAGCTTGGTGGAGCGTATGCTGTCAGCAGAAGGCTTGATTCCATCGTATCATGTCAGAACAGGGAATCTCTCTGAGAGCGAATGGCGCAGAATGATTTCAGCACAGGAACGACTAGCAAAAGGGAAGATCTTCATTGATGACACAGCAGGAATCAGAATTTCAGAAATTAGATCAAAGGCCAAAAGACTGGCTCAAGAAAATGGCGGTTTAGGATTGATTGTGATTGACTATCTTCAACTAATCGAAGGAAGAGGAAGAGAGAATAGACAACAGGAAGTCTCTGAAATTTCAAGACAATTGAAGATCATAGCCAAAGAATTGAAAGTCCCTGTCATCGCTCTCAGTCAGTTATCTCGTGGAGTTGATCAACGGAATGATAAGAGACCTATACTTTCAGACTTGAGGGAATCTGGATCAATTGAACAGGATGCTGACATAGTAGCCTTCTTGTACAGAGAAGCTTACTACAAGCGTGATGAACAAGAAGAGCCAGACAATGTGACAGAACTCATCCTTGAAAAAAATAGGCATGGGAGTCTTGGAACTGTCCAGCTATACTTCCTCAAAGAATACGCAAAATTTGCAAACAAGGAGGCCTGATGAATGGTAACTGAAAACCGTAGATATTACTGGTTACAACTAAAAGATGACTTCTTCAACTCCAAGGAAATGAAGCTAATGCGGAAACTTCCCGGAGGAGAAGAGATCACAATCATCTATCTGAAGATGATGCTTGTAAGTCTATCAGAACAAGGAAAATTGTATTTTGAAGGATTGGCTGAGGATCTAGCTGAAGAACTATCACTCATTATTGATGAAGATCCTGAAGCAATTAGATTGACATTGATGTTCTTAACTAAAAAGAAATTGTTGACAACATCAGACAATTATCAGTTCAATCTTGAGCAAGTTCCAGAAATGATAGGTAGTGAAACCGCTAGCGCCCGTAGAGTTCGCAAACATCGAGAAAATCAAAAAGCGTTACAATGTAACTCCGATGTAACAAAGTGTAATGGAGATATAGATATAGATATAGATATAGATATAGATAAGGGGCAAAAGCCCCAATCAGATGTCTATGAAGAAATTATCAAATATCTGAATGAGAAAACTGGTTCACATTTTAAACCAACTAGCAAGTCAACTCAAAGACTAATCAACGGAAGATTGAGTGAGAACTACACAATTGAAGACTTCAAATATGTGATTGATGTTAAGACAAACGAATGGAAGGATAATACAAAGATGTCTAAATACTTAACACCAGATACGCTCTTCAATGCTAGTAAATTTGAAAAATACCGCAATCAGCAAATGCCAAAACAGCAAAATGTTCAGAAGCAAGATGAAAGGTTGGGATTCTAATGAATGAAGAAATTACATCTTGTGAAAAACATGGCTGTCAGGTCCAATATGCAAAAGTGAAGATCAGTGGATCAGAACAGATCATTGAGATCTGTCCCGAATGCGAAAAAGAAGAAATCCTGAAGATGGAATCTCTTTTGAGACAGGAAGCAAAAATCAAAGCCCTCTTGTCTCACACTTACAAAGTATTTGAAAGAGAAAGCATCTATTCTCAAGAGTTGAGTGATAAGACATTAGAGAATTATACAGCAGACAATTCAACTAATGAGCAAGCTCTCAACTTCATGAAACGGATGCTGAGGGATTATCTGAAATTTGAAACAGGGAATGTGATCCTGAGTGGACCGCCTGGCATTGGTAAAAGCCATCTTTCTATTGGTTTGGCAAAAGCATTGAATGAACAATCAAAAGAATGCGAGAATCCAAAAAGTGTGATCTTTATTTCAACATCAGCTCTCTTCAATAAGATTGAAGAAAGCTTTAATGGTAGAGGAGACTTCACAGAGAGCTATGCTGTGGATCTGCTCAGCAAAGTTGACTTCCTCTTCTTGGACGATTTGGGGAAAGAAAGTAGCATGAGCGCCAATCTTAAAGAGGCGAATGATTGGAGACAAAGGGTTCTATTCAAAATATTGGATAGTAGGCAAACAACATTCTTCAACACTAACTTGTCAAGTAATGACGTTAAAACAATTTACAATCAAGCGCTTGCTGATCGAATCTTCAAGGGAGCAAGCAAGCACATTTTTAAATTTCCTGAAACTATGGAAAGTCGGAGGTATTAACGAATGGAAAACAACAAATTAAAGGATCTAATTTCAAAAGTTCAAAAATGGTTCTATGATCGCAACTTACACACTCAAGAACCCAATAAGCAATTCCTGAAACTCTATGAAGAAATTGGGGAGCTGTCGAGAGGAATTGCTGAAAAAGATGAAGAAGTGACCAAAGATAGTATTGGAGACATCACTGTTGTATTGATTGGATTAACTCTTCAACTTGGTATCAACACAAAAGAAATCTTCCCAGAACAAGAGAAATTCATTTTTTCAGAAGCTGCAAAAACAGAAGATTATTTTGTACTGATGATGGATCAAGCTCTGGCATCTTATTTCAACCGCCAAGGCTACCAACTTAAAAGCGTAGTACATGAGTTGATGCGAATTTCTCAAATGCTCAACTATGACTTTGTTGAGTGCTTAAATAAAGCCTATGAAGAAATCAAGGACCGCAAAGGAAAATTGGTTGATGGCATTTGGATCAAGGAGGAAAGACTAAAATGAAAGAACGGTCATTTGAACAGATTTTAGAAGAGATGAATGATTCAGTAAATAAGCCAAATCACTATTGTGGTGAATATGGTCTGGAATCCATTGATGTCATCCGGAACTTTGCAGGAAATCTGAAAGGGGTTCAGGGATTCTATTGGGGAAATGCTATCAAGTATCTATGTAGATTCCAGAAGAAGAATGGGCTTGAAGATTTGGATAAGGCTAAGAAATATCTTGAATGGCTTATTGAGGATTTGAAGAATAATCATGAACAGGAGTGACAGCATGAGAGATTACACGAGAAATCAGATGGATCATTTTCGTCAACAATTGCAATTGTTGATCCTTGGTAAAGGACTAACACGCAAAGAGCTGTCAATGAAATTGAATAGAAACCCAAATACAATTCAACAATGGATCACAAACAAAAATATAAAACCAGCTCACGTCCATGAATTGTGTAAGTTCTTCAATATTGATGAAAAGGCATTGATGGGAGATCCAGAAGAATTGACAGATTATAGATTCTTTGATCAAGGGAAGTACATCTGTACAGCTCCACTGAAAGAATTGAGCAAGATCACAGGAAAAGATGTCTCACTTCTCAAGTATTATATACACTTAAATGAACGAGGAAGAGAAGCTGGTCAGTTTAGACTAGAAAGGGTAATTGAAGATGAAAAGTAAAATCAATTGGCTGATCATCAACTTGATCTCATTGACAGCTATTTCATTAGTCATCGCTATCAATCTCAATTCCAGATTAGTTGATCAAGAAAACAAAATCAAAGATATGGAATGGACGCTTCAGGAACATGAATTGAGCATCCAGAGATTAGCTGAACAGAACACTGCACAAGATACAATCTTGAATAAGTTGAACCAAGAATATCAAATGCAGGAACGCAAGAAAGCAGAAGCGCTCAAGGAAGCTGCTGAAATGAATAATGTCGGAGGATAATAATGATTAACAATGTGACTCTTATTGGTCGGTTGACCAGAGATGCAGAACTACGCTACACGCCCAACAACATTGCAACTGCTCAATTCAATATTGCATGCAATCGCAATTTCAAGAATGCAAATGATGAGTATGATGCAGATTTTATCAATTGTGTGATGTGGCGAGAACAAGCAGAACGTTTCTGTAATTGGACGAAAAAAGGAATGCTTGTGGGAATTGTTGGACGAATCCAAACAAGAAATTACGAGAACCAGCAAGGACAACGTGTATATGTGACTGAAGTTGTCGCAGAAAGTTTTCAAGTTCTTGAAAAGCGTGACAATACCGCAAATCAAAACAGCATGACGGAACAGATGCCACCAAGTTTTGCAAGCCCAATGGACATCACAGATGACAAATTGCCATTCTAAAGAAATCAAATATTGAAGAGGAGGATTTATAAAATGGAGGATTGTACTAGAGTTTTAGTTTATGGTAGCTTTGACGGGTTTGCTTATTCTACAGATGATTCGATAGCAATTAGTGTAGTTCTTGACAGTGGCGAAAAAGTAGAAATACCAGAAGAGTTTATTGTAAGCGCAGATCAAATGATCAATAAATATAAAATTAAACTAAAAGATGTCATCGAACGAATTGAAAAGTTTGATCTTGGAACTAAAGCAGTATGGATCAATGAAATTTTGAATAAACTTGGAAGTGAATATGGGTTTCATAAATATTGTGCAGGTTACAAGCAAGGTAAGTTTGATGGTGCTATGAAACGTGAGAGAGTCACAGTACCGCAGTATGTGGCTGATTTTATCACAGAACATAAAAAGCTAGGCCATACACTATCCTACTCAATAGATGCATGCATGTCTGATAGAGTTGCAGAATGGTATTGGGACAATTCCGAACTCTTTGCACGAGCTTGGCTTGACGGCTACGAGGTCGAACAAGAAAAGCGGTATGAAGTTAAATTAAAAAACACAGATGATTACCTTGTGAAAACAAACAATAACGACTACCGTTTTTATAACAACATTTACACAACTAGAAGAAAACACACCCGTGAAGAAATTGAAAAAGCAGGATTTGGCTGGGTGTTTGATTGTTCGAGGATAGAAGTTGAGGAGGTGGAAGAATGAACAATGAGGTATATGAAGAACTGGAAAAACTTATGAGCTTCTTTCCTGATTCATTTATAAATAGACAACTGGAACTAATTCTTATTCCAAAAACTAACACCTTCTTTTCTTTAAAAGACTGTTTTACCAAGAAAGATATCATCTCAAAAGTGTTGATGTGGTGTACTAGGGATATAGCTAAAGCCAGACCATATCAGCAACAAAAAAGGAATGTTGCATTTTACGTAGACAATCGTATGCGTTTGGAAAAATATTTAGGTGCAGACATCAATGTAGATGTAGTTTATCATTGTCTAGGAAGTGGGATTAACAAAGAATTGACACACAAGTTTATTGATAATGGATTCAACATGGAAATTCTATATTTAGAAGTTTAGGAGGTAATAGAATGACACGGCCAAACCTATACCCTTACACAAAGAATCAATGGGAAAAAGAAATAACACTGGTATATTTTGGTGTTAACACTAGTTTAAAATTGAGAGCAGAAAGAAATAGAATCACAAAGGAGATAAGACATGTCATTGAATAAAGCGAGAAAACGACTGATTAGAAAGTACCGTGGATATTACAATGGCCGTCTTTTGGGATTAAAAATAAAAACGGCTGATGATAAGAAATGGACAATACTTTCTCCAACTGTCGAAGATTTTGATCCAGATAGTATGGTTATGGAAGCAGGGGTTATTGATGCCAGTGTACTAGTTAGTGGCGACATCACTTTAGCGAATAAGGAAATAACAGTCAGTTTTAATCTGCCCAAGAAAAGCGATAAAAAACTGAGAAAAATTTTGAGGTAGTGGGATGGACTTTCAAAACTTTATCTATTTACTATTCGCACTGGTCTGGCTCTCTGGTCTGATCTGGGCTAGCGTGATAGCTTTTAAAAGCAGGAGAAAGAAATGAAGATGTATGTTGTAAGAAAGTATCACGGTCATGCAAGCTGGATTGATCCTAAGCATTTAGCTGAATACACTGAAGCTGAATTTGAAACAAGACATGAAGCACTTGCTCACTGTGAGAAATTAAAAGGTAAGGGGATAGTTGAAATCTATCAAAGAGAGGTTATTGAATGAAAAAATTAAACAACAGAGAATTGTTTAACCTTGATCAAGAATTATTCAATTTTCGTGGAATTGACAGGGCAATTTGGACACGCAAAGCAGAATTAATGGCGAAGAATGGTGATGACCTTGTTGGGGGTGGTAAGTCTGGAATCAGCAAACCAACAGAAAACACAGTGATGAAATTTGCTACTGATGTGACTCTGAAGAATCTTGAGCTGTTCAAAGAAACTGTTGAATCCTTTAAAAAGCAACTGACAGGAGAGCAGCTTGATATTTTCTATCTGAGATGGGGACAAGCCAATCTTGATTGGGAAGAAATTGCAGAAAAGCAATTTGTCAGCAATGCTACAATTTACCGCAAGCGTGCTGGTATCTTGGAAACGTATGCCAGAATGAAAGGTGTACTATAAATTGAGAATATAAGATATTGTATTCTCACACAAAATAAAATACTATAATCTTGTTCATGATAATCACATCATGGATGAGAGGGTCTTCTAATAATGGTTAGGGAGTTAGCTCAAACGGTTAGAGCATGCTGGCGGAAAACAGTAGGAGTAGGTTCGATTCCTGCACTCCCAATTCCTTATGAAAATCAATTTTAATATAGAAAGGGGGAAGCGTATGGAAGAGGTCTCACCTATAAAGGACACGGATGACATTCAAGCCATGAAGGACTACCTGAGAGAATGGAATGAAATGTATTACATGCTTTTCATCACTGGTCTCAATACAGGCTTGCGTGTTGGTGATATCCTCACGCTCAAAGTCAAAGATGTTCAAGGATGGCACATCAAGCTACGAGAGAGAAAGACTGGCAAGCAGATTTCTCGTAGGATGACAAAAGAACTGAAACGAGAAATGAGGAAGTATGTTGAAGGGAAACCATTCCATCATTTCTTATTTAAGAGCAGGCAAGGAGGAAACAAGGCCATCACTCGTGAACGAGCCTACCAGATCATTCATGAAGCTGCTGAAGAATTAGGCATTGATAACGTGGGAACGCACACAATGCGCAAAACATTTGGATATAAATACTATAACAAAACAAAGGATGTAGGCACACTACAGAAGATGTTCAATCATTCATCTCCAGCTATTACGCTGAGATACATCGGCATTGAACAAGCTGAATTAGATGATGCCTTGAGAAACTTTGTTATTTAATTTTTATATTTTTGACATTAACATAATGAGTTAAGCATAAGCTAGAAAAAGAGAAACGAATGAAAGCCATATTCTAAAAGGATTTCAGAAACAAGGCGAGCTTAACAAAATATAAGATATGTGAAAGTGAGGGTAAAAATGATTCCAAAATTCCAAGCATGGGACAAAAATAAAAGATGTATGAAAGATGTTGATTTCACTCCAAAGGGTATTTTATTTGATGATGTGGAATTCATGCAATCAACAGGACTTAAAGATATAAACGGCAATGAGATCTTTGAAGCAGATATTCTGAAAAACAATGCTCAGGAATATATTTTTCTCGTGAGATATGATCATGATAATTGCAGATGGATTGGTGAAGGTATCACAATAAATACCAGAATAGAAATAACAAAAGATGTTCTCCAATACTACTCAAAAATTGGGAATCGTTGGGAAAGTCCCGAATTGTTAAAAAAAGAAAAACGCTACAAAGTGAAGATGAAATCATCCGGTCAATACCTCATGAGAGATCCTGATGAAGATGCAATTTATTTTTACAGCAGTAAAGCTTATTCAAAATTTACAAAGAAGAAACTGGAACAAGCTGGATTCGGTTGGGTCTTTGATTGTGAAGGAATTGAAATAGAAGAGGTAGAAGAATGAAGGACTTAATGTTTTGGGGAATGATTGTAATCTCATCATTAGTTATTGGTATGTCAATTTATATCTTGATTGTACAAGCATACCTTAACAAGGCGATGATAGACAAATTCAATGAACAAAAAAGAGAATTGAGAAGAGCGTTTGGCTGGGAGGAATATAACTGGGCTGAAAATTTCGGAGATTTCGCACGAAAAGTAGATAAGCTCATTGAGTTTAAAAAAGAAATCGAACGGCTTGAAGTTATTAAAAAAGCATTAGATGCCCAAAGTTTGGAAGACTTGCAAAAGAAGAAAGAACAAGTTGAACATGAAATTGAAATGTTAAAAATAAAAGAATGAGAAAATAAGCCCTTGTTTTCTCACATAAAATAAAATATTATGATAGCATAGCTTCAAGTATGAGAGGGACAGCCAATCAGTTTGGTCTGTCCTTTTTGTGTGAGGAGGATTGGATGTATAACAAAATTGTCAGACCTTCTTTGAAGACAAAGAAGTGGGAGAAGTTCAGGGATAAAGTTCTAAGAAAACATAATTATCTTTGTCAGGAAAGTTTGAGGTACGGAATATCAGAACCGGCTGAAATGGTTCATCATATTTTTCCAGTGTCTGAATATCCTGAACTAGAATTTCAAGAATGGAATTGTTT